CCATTGCCACTAGAATCAGTCCATGTAGTTCCAGATATTGGTGCAGTTTCTAAATTGAATTGCAAACCTGAAGTTACGATACCTGCTGGCAATAGTGGGTTTCCACGACGACCAAAGGAAAATGAACTGCTAAATGAACTGAGCATTATCCAAATGTGGTCAATTGACCAAGAGTGATAAATGTTCCATTATTGTTCACAACACTGAAAGAAATTACATCCTTCTTGTTTGCATTTCCTGCTGGTGCAGTTGTGCTTCCTTGCCAATTAACAGTTTGCGCTACGCCACCAATTTGCACAAGATTCGCAACATATGCGGTTGAACTCTGATTGATGACAAGAGTGAATGCAGTTGCAGTATTTGCAGGAATTGTTACGTCGGTGAAATTTGCAGTGAAGTTTGCACTCACGCTTGAGTGTACAAATATATGACCTAATGCACAATTATGTGTGACTGTTCCAGTTGCACTTGATAATGCATTCGTTGTTTCAATTACTTCTTTGACATTTAATATATTAACTGTAGGATTTGCAGTAAATGCTGTTGTTTGTGTAGTGCTATCTGGGAACACTAAAGAGCCATTGTCTTTGAAATCCCAAACTTTATTGTAACTTTGTAGTTTGACGGATCCACTAGCATCAATCAAAATTTCATCATTGTCGTCATTGTTGGCTTCAATGTGAAGTCTTGTTGATTCACCAATTACAGGATACCATTTTATACTTGCAATGTCTCCACTGCCACCACCTGGATCGCTAGGGAATATGATACCATCGTTTGCTGTATTTCCTGATGTTGGATATACCGCTATTGGCCAAGAGATATTTGCTCCAGATGCACCTTGAACACCTTGAGCGCCTTGAGCGCCAGCAGTACCCTGAGCGCCTTGTGGACCAACATCACTGATGTTGATTGTTCCAGCCATTGATGAATGAAATTGACACACATAATACAATGTGCTTGGCGCATTATAAGGAACAGCGAATGTTATTGTTCCGACAGCAGCACCACCATTCGTTACACCAGAGCTGTATATACTTCCAGAGGAATAAGCACCAGAAACTGTTTGAATCCAGAAAGGATGACCGGAAGCATTTACACTAAATTGATAAGTAAATCCACGCAGTAAATTAAGAGTTGGATTGCTAGAACCATCGATTGAATATGCACCAGCACCAACATTCGTAACTGTGTATGTTCTTGCGCCTAATGCACCCTGTACACCTTGTGCTCCTTGCGCTCCTTGGGCACCGACGGCACCTTGAGCACCAGTTCCTGTTGCTCCTTGAACACCTTGAGCACCAGTTGTGCCTTGTGCTCCAACTTCTCCTTGGGCACCGACGGCACCTTGAGCACCAGTTCCTGTTGCTCCTTGAACACCTTGTGCGCCTACATCACCTTGTGGACCAGCTGCACCTTGAGCACCAGTTCCTGTTGCTCCTTGAACACCTTGTGCGCCTACATCACCTTGTGGACCAGCTGCACCTTGAGTGCCAGCTCCCGTTGCTCCTTGAACGCCTTGTGCTCCTTGTGCACCTTGTGCGCCAATTTCACCTTTGTCGCTAGTTAAACCTTGTGCGCCTTGAACCCCAACTTCTCCTTTACTGCCAACAGCACCTTGTACACCTTGTGCTCCGACATCACCTTTTGTGCCTTTTTCTCCTTTATCGCCAATATCACCCGTGAATGCTGTAGTTTGAATTGTGTTATCTGGAAATTTTATAGCGCCATTAGCATTAAAATCCCATAGACTAGGACCAGCGTTACCACCATTTTGTCCTACTGCTATTCTAACAATACCTGATCCTGAAGTAGGATTAACATATACTGCCGCTATGTTACTAGTGCCGACGTTGTCAATATCTTCTACCCAAAGACTTGATACACCACCATTGCTACCACTTGATATTGATAGTAATGGTAGATTAGGATTTGATTGTAATAATGCAACATTTGATCCAAATACATTTGTAAGACCATTGATTACTAGATTGCCTGGCAATGTTAGATTACCATCTGTGTCAAATGTCCACATAGCATTACTACTATTACCATCATTACTGTTGATAATAACATTACCTGTGTTTGCTAACTTAACATAGAAGTTATCACTACCTAAGAACAACTCGGTTGCATACAAGTTTCCACTTGTCATATGTATATGGTCACCGTCAGCCGCTGTTGGATATATTAATAACTGTTGATTGGCAGTAGTTCCACCTATTGGTTTTAAAGCAATAGCACTACCACTAAGTGATTGGTCTGGAATGTTGGTTTCATAAACAATACTGCCTAATGGTAATGTCAAGTTACCATCAACACCAAATGTCCATTGTGCCGAGGCGTCTACAAGGTTGTTGGTATTGACGACAATGTTACCAGTGTTGGCCAGTTTCACATACTTGTTGTCATCGCCAAAGTATTGATCAAAATAAGTGTTGTTACCAGTGTCAAGGTGTATGTGTGTGGCAACATCACCACCACGCACTCGCAGGTATTGTAAATTGCCCACACTTTCAGTACCCGGAGCCAGGTACAGGCCACCACTGCCATCCTGGGAACCAGTGCCTACAACAGCCTGATTGCTAAAGGTCACATTGCCAGTACTGACAGAGATGCCAGTCAACTGACTACCATTGCCAAGGAAGTAGTTGGCTGTGATGTTACCAGTGGTTGATACAGTAGTATTGCTGTTATTAGTTAAAACTGCATTGCCGTTGACTGTGAGCACATTGCCTGCGGTCATGCCCATGGACACGCCACCGATGTATATGGTGTTGTTGGCCACCCAAAGATTTGCCCAGTAGTTGGTTGAATTGCCCAGGCTATGAGTGCTGTTACCGTTGGGTATGATGTCGCCTACCAGTCCTGCGTCCAGGAACCCGGCCACTTGTGTGTTGCCATAACTGCCGGCCGAGGTCAACAGCGTGAGCTGTCCGGCTGTGTTGCCGATATAGGGTGTGGGTGGATCTGTGGTGAGGTCTACTACCATTTCACCGGGTCTGGCGTTGCCGTCGTAGTTGGCCAGGGTTTCCTGGGCATTGTCTTTCATCACTGTGCGGCTGATGCCGGTTATGTTGCTGTAGGGTGGGGGTGAATTGGCCATGCTGTATTTATGCACGGTGGCGGCAAAGGTCTCCGTGGAATCTGGGATAGGTGTTTACAGCTATCTGTTGATCGCAATGTGGGCACAGCTTCTTCTCACGCTTGCTGCCACGGATAGCATCGGCTTTCTTTTGTACAGTTTCTGCTGACTGCTTACGACCGATGGCTTTTTCACGCATTTTTTTACGAGTATCTTCGGTTATTTTTACACCGTACCTATTATTGTTCTCGCCTTGCTTTGCTGCAGACATATTGGCTCGCCATTCATCTGAGAATGGCTTTCTTTTACGTCCTGTAATGGCCGCTTTTTGTTTTTCTTTTTCATCTAGTGGTTGCACTCTGCCTGTATTAGCCTCACTTATACGTTGGCGAGCTTCCTCGCTATGAGTCTTTCCCCACATACCATTTCCTTTACCAGTTACTTTAACCGATTGTATAATTGCATATTCTTGTTTAATATTCTCATATACTCTGGCTGTAATTTTAGTTTTGTATCTGTGTTGCCCGATCTTTTCTGCTCTCATCATCCTCAGTGCATAGACCATTTTTGCTCTATCCTCACCTGAGTTCATTTTAACTAACAGCCAATGGCATATGAAATGTTCTCTTGCTGTAAGGTCCACTAGATTACCAGTATCGTCGGTGCCGCCGAGGCTACGCGGTATAACGTGATGTTTTTCTGTATAGCAATCTAGTATGCAACCACGAGCCCGATTTGTAATATTTTGATACCAAGTTTGATATTTGTTCATAATAGTATTTATGTTTGTTAATACAATATAACATATTATAGGAAAAATAGTCAACAAAAAACCTGCCGAAGCAGGTTTTTTGATAATACACAATACTAATCGATCAACTAAACGACAGATTGCTGACTGCAATTTCACCCACATAATCTCCGGCGTTACCGAACGAAGATGCTGTGTTCGTGAGCTCTATGTACCCGTAGCGGGTCATAAAGCTCACAACTGGTTCGAATGTTGTAGGATCAAGTACAACACCGCTGCTCATCAATGGAATGTATGGGCAGTAGAACGCAGGAGCGTCAGCCTCTGAGCTACCCTTATAGCCAACCAGAACAGGAGTTGTATCTGAAGCATAGCTATCAACGAACACACGCATAGCGCCGTTCAGTGTACCAACAAATTTGGTATTTGTTGGAGCTTCAAAAGTGCCTTCTGTAGTGCGGGCAAAAGCTGAAGTTGTAGCACTCTGTAGTACAGTAAGAGCAGCAGAGCTAACAACTGCGTAGTTACCGGCGCCGCGGCGTGTGCGTTGGGCGATCAAGTTTGCCATGCGGTTGATAAGAACAGCAAGAGCAGCATGTTCGTCGCCAACGAATGTAGCGGTACCGGACACTGTGGCCTGGTTATAAGTAAACTCTGTGCTAGCAAGGCTGCGAAGGCTCAGGAGGATCTCCTGGTCAATCTCAGCGGTAATCTCTTGAGCAAGAGCGGCCATGATTTCAGCCTCGACGTCAATGCCGTGCATGGCTTGTGCGTCTTGAGCGGCTTCAAAAGTCCAGCGAGCCTGGAGTTTACGAGTTTTAGCTTCAACAGCCTGTTTCAGGATCTGGACGGAAATCTGACGACCGCCTGAACCTTCCAGTGTAGTTGTATTAGCGCCACCGTAGATTGACTGACCAGCTTGTACAACGCCAGCGGTAACTGTGCTAGCGGATGAGTAAGCTGTAGCAATCTTAAATGGGCTAAGTGCTTCTTCGCCGGCCACAGTGCTGGTATTAGCAGCACTGCTATCGGTCATGGTATTAGCATAACGAACACGGAGTGTGTGGATTTGACCGACTGGACCCGTCATAGGTTGAACGCCCACTAATTCGTTAGCAATAACGGTAGGCATCACACGACGGATCACTGGCAGAATCACGCGATTCAGTGTAGCGATATTACCTGCTGCGGTTGAGCCGCTGCTGGCATTTTCTTTTAGGTATTTACGAGTGTTCTCAAGGATAACACCCATGCTATTGCGACGACTGCCTTTAAGACCTTCAAGCAAGGCTTCTTTAGTTTCGTCCCAACGATCTTCAAGTAAAACTTTTGACATTATATTGTCTCCTTTTAATTAAAGCCCTGCTAAACGTTTGATTTCAATCACATTATAACGGCTGTCATTTTGTGTTTGTTCTTTGTTTTGGGCAGATTTATCACCGGTGACTGACGAAACAGATTCAGCAATAATAGTCTTTGCTCGTTTCTGTTCAGCCAATACAGCCGGTAAATATTTTTCGAAAGCGGATTTCAGTCTTTGTGTCTGAACGCTTTCTAACAAGTTACGCATAATTTCCTGTTTTTCCTGATTAAGTGGTGCCAAGAGATCCTCCATAAGTTGATTTCTTGTATTAGACTCTTTCAGGATGCGTAGTTGTTGTTCTCTACTTTCAACTAACTTTTTCATTTGTTGGTGTGATTTGGTGGCTTCTTCCAACTGTTGATTTTTGGATTCGATTATGCTGTTTAATTTGCGTACTTCAGCGCGTTCATTGAGGTATGTAGCGCCAAATTCTGCGGCATAAGCTTCAAAAATACGACGACCAAAATTGTTCTCGCGAGCAATTTTAATATCTTCGTAGAGTTGGGAGAGTTCACTCTTGAGATGTTGACTCATTGTTTCGTTCATTTTTGCTGCGGATTTTTCAATGAATCGCTGTTTCAGTTGTTGTAATTTGTCTTTGGCTTCACTGACCAGACGGACTTTAGTTTCAACCAAATCGCGTTTATCCTGAGCAAATTCTGTGATTTCGTGAGCTAACTGATGCACCACAAAGTTTTCCAACTTTTGCATACCTTCGGTGTGCATTTGACGATCTTTACGAAGTTCTGTGAGTTCTTCGGCCAATTTTGTAATCATGAAATTGTTAAACTTAGTAGCATTTTCACGAAGTTTGGCCTGTGAACGAACGCGGTCTTCAGCAATTGCTTTCTTTTCCTCTTGCAATTGTTGAATTTCCTGTTGTAGACCTTCGGAGATCATACGATCAAGAGCTTCCACCATTACTGATTTGTCATGCTCATAACGCTGTGCGAATTCCTCGCGGAGTTCGGCTTTCAGCGTTTCGCGGGCTTCATTTAACTTAGATTGCCAAGCTTCGTTAAGTTCTCGGCTGATATCTTCGTTAATGAGTCCGCTATCAAGTAACGGTTTGATAGCATCTAGCATATCTTTTCCCCTTTCAATTTATAGAAACTTGCGTTCCTAATTTAAGACCTTTGTTCCAAGGAATTCTTCCTTTTAAAGCATTTGATCTTAACTCGTTGGAGCTTGGTTTTTGTTTAGGTCTTTTCTTTCCAGTATGACCGACTTTCAATTTTTGACAATATTCCACGGTCATTAATTTACCCTTATTCCAAGCTACCCTACCCTTTAAGGATGCACTTAAATTCATTTTATGAGTTTCTGTTAACGATACTCCACCCTTATTTTTGAATCGTGCATCACCGTTATGTTGATTATAACTTTGCGGATCGTTTTTCGCATCAAGTGTTTCAAGAATTGTAGTTTCTAACATTAACATTTCTTCAACACTTCCAATAGCTATTACTTCTCTTTTCCAGTCATCAACATTTTCAAGTATCATAGGTTTAACTATTTTACTTGAGCATACATAACCATCCATGGGATGACAATTTTTTGCTGTGCGAGAACCAATATACCACTTCATTGTGGGAGTGTGGGTCCATTTATACACATAAGCAATTGTCATTGTAAATCCTGCTTTATTTTGAGATCCTTGATTAAACGATTGATCTCGTCTTTCAAGTATCTCTTTACTTTATTGTCAGTACCAGCTTCCTTAGCTATTTCCAGTACACGATGGCCATACTTCATATTCATAAGACCTTCGTATATGGCTTTAGGATAAGCATTAGGTGCGCTGGGCTGAGCAACAATATCTACAGTGACGATCTCAAAGTCACTGACATGTCCCGTGCGGTCGTCGACATTGCCACTTCCACGACTGCTGACTCCTAACTTAACTCCACTGTCTAACATGGTTTTCACCAGTTGTCCCATTGGAGTTGGCAAAATTCTTAATTTACCATATCCACAGGGACCATCCATCCACATTTTATCTATATTGTGGCTGACTCTATCCAAATTGATTTTGAGATCCTCTGGATGGTCAACTTCACCCAAAACAGAATATCCTGTCTTCAATTGCTCGTTAATGGTATTAACAGCATGACTGATTTCATGTACAGGATAAACTCTTTCGTTAGCATTTTTAACTCCGCCCTGAATACAAATACCTTCCATAAACAGAGTTTTGCCTTGTCCGTCTGGAGCATCTTCAGCTAAAACGCGAATTTTAGCTTGATTAAAATTAAGATGCTCCTGTAGATATCGTGGACTTTTGATCATTGCTTATTGCTTAGGAAATGGAGTTTTAGTGTTAACACCAGTGGCCTGTGCAAGATGTGGCTTAGTAGCTGCTTCTTGCTTGACTGATCCTTGTGCTGGGGTATTCTGCA